ATTCCCAGTTCATTGAGGGAATGTATCCAGGAAAGGGAAAGGATCTCCAACATGATGCCCGTTTAGTGCTTCCGTACTTTGATCGAGAACGGAAGATCGTTGCAGTGACAGGACGGAATCTTGGAAGTACGGGAATCCGGTATATTACAATTCGTGCCGATGAGAATGGACGGAAACTCGTCTATGGCCTCAATCGTGTCGATATAGAAAAAAGAGTCTATGTGGTCGAAGGACCGCTCGATAGTTTCTTCCTTCCGAATGCGATTGCGTCGGGAGATGCAAATCTCATTGCAGCAGCAGACGTTTGTAGTGCTCGTCATGTCACATTAATTTTCGATAATGAAAAACGAAATCGTGAAGTGATTTTCCAAATGGAAAAAGCGATTAAACTTGGACACCAAATTTGCGTGTGGCCAAGCACAGTTACAGAGAAAGATTTGAATCAGATGATTCAAGCTGGACGGACAGAACGTGAGATCCAAGAAATTATAGATAGCAATACAGTTTCCGGTTTATCCGCTCTCGTGCAACTCAACTTCTGGAAACGCATAACCCCAACCCATAAAGGAGTTTTATTATGAGTTCGATTGTGAAGCCGTATGTAGTGATTGATGAATTCGATTTACCGAATCGTGAACGAGGAATTCAGATGCTTCGGAAGATCGAACGGATTGCACGAATCTCTCATCGATCTGAAGAAGCACAGACAGAAACATCCTATGATAGATTTCTTCGCGCTGTAGTGTTGTCTCATGGAGATTGGAGTGTTGTAGAGCATGCATCTGTCTCGGTAGAGTTCTATGTAGATCGAGGGATTACTCATGAGATTGTTCGTCATCGTCTTGCCTCCTATACCCAAGAGTCTACACGATTTGTTAATTATGAAAAGAAGATGCCCCCTTCGTTCCTCTATCCCAAGCAGATAGATGATAGTAACGGTGCAACAGAGATGATGCATCAATTTGATATGGACTGGGCACACTGCATCGTGACTATTGAAGAGACTTATAAGAAGTTAATAGCTAAGGGATGGAAACCACAGGAAGCTCGATCCATCCTCCCAAATGCTCTGGGATCAAAGATTGTCATGACATGCAATCTACGAAACTGGAGACACTTCCTCCTAATGAGAACGACACGTGAAACACATCCGCAATGTCGGGAAGTCACAATCCCGCTGTTGCAGATGTTTCAAGAACGTCTCCCTATTTTTTACGAAGATATTGTTCCCATGGCTCAACAAGTCGAGAACATTGCGAAAGGACGATAATGGAAGAATACGCAACTCCCGAATTCACTCCCCTTGGTTTTTCTGGAAAGATTTTCAAAGATCGATATGCATTCACAGAACAAGAAACATGGCAAGAAGCGTGTATCCGTGTAGCATCACAGATGGCAATTGCTGAGATCCCTGCAAAGCAGCAATGTTATCGAGAGAAGTTCTATTCGATCCTCTCCTCAAATCACTTTGTTCCTGGAGGAAGGATCTGGGCCAATGCAGGACGTGCAAATCCTACAATGCTCAACTGCTTTGTCCTTGATCCCAACAAGGATTCCAAAGAGGGATGGGGAGCATCGGCCTATAACATGATCGTTACGTCTATGTCGGGAGGAGGATGCGGCGATGATTTCTCTGATGTCCGTCCTCGTGGAGCAACGATTGGAACACAGAGAGGCATTGCTCCAGGAGCAGTTGAACTCATGCGTCTTGTGGATGCATGTGCTCAACCTGTTCGCAATGGAGGACAGAGACGTGTTGCGCTCATGTTCTCCCTGGATCTCACTCATCCTGATATTGAAGAGTTCTTGAATGCGAAACTGAAGAAGGGAGAACTCACACATGCAAATGTGTCAGTCCGCTCTCGGCACACCAAAGCATTCATTAAAGCTATCAAGGATGATAGCGAGATCGAACTCCATTGGAAGGGGAAGTACAAGCGAGTAGTGAAAGCACGAACACTCTGGGAGACGATTGTCAAGAATGCATACAACTCAGCAGAACCCGGATTCCTGAATTGGGAATTAGTGGAGTCCGAGAATCCAGTTTACTACTGTGCAGATCTCGTTACGACAAATCCGTGTGGAGAGCAACCCCTGAACACATTCTCTTCCTGCTGTCTCGGACATATCGTGCTCTCTCGATTCGTCAAGGATGGAGGAATTGACTGGCCCATGTTGGGAAATACAGTCCGTCTTGCTGTCCGATTCCTCGATAACGTCCTCTCGGTCAATCACTTCCCTCTCCCAGAAATGAAAACAGTCTCAGATAACATTCGGAGAATCGGACTTGGAACTACTGCATTGGCAGACACACTTGCACTGCTCGGATATCGCTATGGATCAGAGGAAGGAAACGAGTTCGTCAATAAACTCTATCGCTTCATCTCCAAAGCAGCCTATGAAGGATCTGTGTTGCTTGCAGTGGAGAAGGGACCTTTCCCAAAGTGTCATTCCCAGAAGCATCTGGAATCGGGATTCATGAAACGGATGCCTGAAAAGATACGTGCATTAGTCCTGGAACATGGAATCCGTAACTGCTGCATTCTTACACAAGCTCCCACTGGAACAGTGTCGATTCTTTCGGACAATTGTTCGAGTGGAATTGAACCCATGTTCTCTCCTGCCTATACCCGAAGATATTGGGAGCATGAAGTACGGAAGGAAGAACTGGTCTTCCATCCCCTGTTCGAACAATTCCTCAAGGAAGGAAAGAATGTCGAGCATTTTGTGGGAGCACGTGATCTCTCAGTTCGAGATCACTTGGAAGTGCAGAAGATCATTCAACGTCACGTCGATTCCGCAGTGTCCAAGACAATCAACATTCCCCATGACTACCCAATTGAGGATATGGAGAAGCTGTGGTTAGAGTATCTTCCCTACTTAAAAGGGACGACATTCTACAGAGAGTCCACACGAGGATATATAAATAAAGCTGGTGAATTGGAGCCACCCCCACTGGAAGCAATTTCACTGGAGGAAGCAAAGAAGCGATACAAAGAAACGCATGCAATAGGAAATGAAGGATCGATGGAGTGTCCATCGGGAGTGTGTTCATTATGAAACTGATTTGTTTACTCGTGCTGTTCTTGATACTCCCTGGATGTGTCTCTACGTTTGATTCATTTGAGTATCGAGGATTTGTGAAAGTTGCTGCATTGGCAGATAAAGCAGATTGCTCACAGGAGAACATTGCTCAGATGATCGATGAGGCACGATTTCTCTATCGCTACTCACTCCATAAACCCCATGAACAAGTAATTGCTGATGGAGTTAATGAACTCTTGGATTCTATTTTGGAAGTGAAATCTCGTTATAACACAGATACTCCTCCCTCTCTTCGATACTGTCAACTCAAGATGAACGGAATTGCGATTCTAGCAGGAACGTTTGCCAACACAATAGGATATAAATCCCGATGAACTACATACTCGAACTCCTTAGTTCTAACAATGAAAAAGTTGTCATGCTTGGAGCACTTCTTGAAGAGATCAAGAAGTCTGTTGAAGAGAAGACGATCACACAAGATGAGTGTGAAGAACTCTTGCGTGATACGCACAATATGCAAAAGCTGATCGAAGATTCTATCTCCCTGGATGCTCGGATTGCCATCAATAAAGCATTGGGACAACTCTATAATATTGTGCTGATGGGAAAGCAGTTGTTGCCCCTATGATTACTTATCATGACGGATACAAGTATCAACTCATCCAAGACTACTCAATCAATCTCACACTGATCCACCCTGAACAAGCATCGATTTGGAAAGCAGCAAATATTGTGGATGATTTTATTGTCCTCAAGGAAGGAAGTCTCACGATCATGCGGGGATATGCATGGGACGGTCCTTCTGGTCCCACATTCGACACAGCAACATTTATGCGGGGATCATTAATCCACGATGCTCTCTATCAACTTATACGAGACAATCATTTGGATAAGAACATCTATCGTATCATGGCAGATGAAGTGCTCTATCGCATTTGTCTCTCGGATGGAATGAACAAAGCACGTGCGCTATTTGTCTATTATGGTGTGCGAGTCGGAGGGAATGTTGCCGCACGAGAACTCAAGAAAGTCTATCATGCTCCAGAGGAGCGAGTATGACACATCACATTACGTGCGAGTCCTGCACACTCTCCTTTCAGATTAAGCATGAAGATGATATCGAAGATTCCCCTGCATTCTGTCCCTTCTGTGGAGAGAAAGTGTTTCTGGAAGATGAAGAGATCGTATTTGAAGACGAATTGGACGATGAAATTGAAAGTCTAGACATCAACGATGACATGGATACATGAAGGCAAAGAATTCACACTTGATCCAACAGAGAAGTATTGGGGATTTGTTTATCTGATCCACAACACACAGACAGATCGTTTTTATGTTGGGAAGAAATTCTTTACAAAATCAAAAATTCGACAAGTCAAAGGACGGAAGAAGAAGTCTCGTGTAGATTCTGATTGGCAGAACTATTGGGGATCATCTGCTACAGTCCTTGCTGATGTTGCACAATACGGAGAACAAGCATTCACTCGCACGATTCTCCATCTCTGTAGATCCAAAGCAGAATGCTCTTTTTGGGAGTCCTATGAAATTTTCGTGAGAAAAGCACTTATTAGTCGGAAGTATTATAATGACTGGATCAGTTGTAGAGTGAGAAAAGCACACCTCCATTCCCTTCTCTCCTAACTCATTGATATTCCTATCAAATTAATTCAATTATTCTATTGACATATTCTGCCAATTTAGATAATCTCTAGTTGTGATTGAGAATAAATCAATGGAGGATCATGAAAACGCTTGAAGAATGCAAAGCGATGAGAAGTGAGTTGCTTGCGAAATTCAAACAAGCGACTCCTGGACATTTTGCCGAGATCACAGCAATCAAAGTGTCACAAGCTCCTATCGTGTTCAATCCTCGAATGAGAACATCACTCGGACGTGTCTTCTTTAAGAAGTGGAAGATGGAATTAAACGTCCGACTCTTGAAAGAGAATCCCAGCGAATTTGATGCAACGTTTGCACATGAACTTGCCCATCTCGTTGCATTCTCTGCATATCGTGATTCAAAGCATGGAAGAAGCTGGAAACACGTGATGAGGATTTTCGGATTTCCTCCAGTTCGTTGTCATGCTTTGGATGCAAGTCATCTACGAAGAACGCATGCGACTCTTGCTTATGCATACTGTGCGTGTCGTCAAAACATCGAAATCAAAGCACGTCGATTAGCAAATATGAAACGGGGATGTCACTATCGCTGTCTTGCTTGTAAAACTCGTTTGACATTGATGGAGGAAGAATCATGAGTAAAATTCGAACGGACGTGAACACAGCAATTCCTATTGCGAACGATATTGCAAAGTATTATAAGGGGGAGCGCAAAAGCAAGAAGTACTCTGGATGGATGTCGAATCCCTATGAGGATAGACAGGAGATCGAAGTCAAACTGAAAGGACAAGGATTCA